GAGCTTATGGAAGATTCAGCTTTAGTGATAATAGACTTTGATAAGGCTATAGAAAAAGGATATGTAAAACTTACTAAGGATATTGCAGCAGCTTATGAAAAGAATGGCATATTATGATAGATGAAGATTTTGCTGTATTTATCTTAACTTATGGTAGGTCTGAAAATATAAAGACACTTAAAACTCTAAAGAGATTTGGATATACGGGAAAGATTTATTTTATATGCTCAGATGATGATAAGCAATTAGAAAAATACAAAGAGCTTTATACTAAACAAGTTCTAGTGTTTTCTAAAAAAGAATATAAGAACACATTTGACATAGGTGATAATTTTGATGATGAAAGAGTGGTAGTGTATGCAAGAAATGCTTGTTTTGATTTAGCTAAGAAGGTTGGTATTAAATACTTCTTAGTTCTTGATGATGATTATACAGATTTTAGTTATAGGTTTAATGGGGAATTATCTTATAATAAAGGTAGAGGATATATAAATAATGTAGATGATATTTTTAAAGCTGTATTAGATTATTATAAAACAATACCTGCAAAGACAATAGCACTATCTCAGAATGGAGATTGGATAGGTGGTCATAATAGTGGATGGGCAAAGGAATTAAAGCTAAAAAGAAAATGTATGAATAGCTTTTTTTGTAGTACAGAAAGACCATTTAAGTTTACAGGTAGAATTAATGAAGATGTTAATGCTTATACAAGACTAGGAGCTGTTGGTGATTTGTTTTTAACTATACCTAATGTTTCATTAAAACAAACAGACACACAAGCTAATGATGGAGGGCTAACTGAAATATATTTAAGTCAAGGAACTTATGTTAAATCTTTTTACTCTGTAATGTTTAGTCCTTCATCTGTAAAGGTTGCAATGTTAAATACTGAGAGGTCAAGACTACATCATAGAGTAAGCTGGAACAATGCAATACCTGTAATATTAAATGAAAAACATAAAAAGTAATGGAACAAAATAGAACACAAATCAACAAAGACAGAATACTCAAAGCACTAGAGTCAAGTCTAGGAGTAATAACAACTGCTCTAAAGTCTTGCGACTTATCAAGAACTAACTTCTACAAGTGGCTTCAAGAAGATGAAGAATTTGCTAAGGCAGTATCAGAAGTGCAAAACATTGAGAATGACTTTATTAAGTCTAAGTATTATGAATGTGTAAAAGACAAAGTGCCATCAGTTGTAATACACGCAGCTAAGACTAGACTTGGCTGGAATGAAACAAACAGGCTAGACATAACTTCAGGAGACAAAGCTATTAATATGCCTGTAATAACATTTGTGGAAACTGATACTGAATAAGAAATACAACCCACTCTTTGAGTCTAAAGCTAGGTACTTCATAATCACAGGCGGTAGGGGTTCAGGAAAGTCTTTTGCTGCTACAGTCTTTCTAACTTTACTTACTATGACAAAGGGTATTAGAATACTCTTTACAAGATTCACAATGACATCAGCTCACTTATCAATCATCCCTGAGTTCTTAGAAAAGATAGGGCTGTTAGGATTTGAAGATGTCTTTAGTATTAACAAAGCTGAAGTATTAAATCAAAGCAACAACTCTGACATACTATTTAGAGGTATAAGAACTTCAGCAGGAAACCAGACTGCAAGTCTAAAGTCATTACAAGGCATAAGCACTTGGGTATTAGACGAAGCTGAAGAACTTATTGATGAAAACATCTTTGATACAATAGACCTTAGTATTAGAGAAAAGAATATACAGAATAGAATCATACTTATATTAAACCCAGTTACAAAAGAACATTGGATATATGACAGGTTTTTTGAGAGCAAAGGCGTTGAAGGTGGTTTTAATGGCGTTAAAGACAATGTGTGTTACATACACAGTACATACCTAGACAACAAAGATAATCTATCACAGAGCTTCCTAGAGCGTATTAAGAGTATAAAGCATACTAACTTTAAGAAGTACACTCACAAAATTATGGGTGGCTGGTTAGACCGTGCCGAAGGAGTCGTATTTGACAACTGGAGTATTGGAGAATTTAATCCTGACAACTTACAAGTTTCTTGTGGTCTTGATTTCGGATTCTCAATAGATCCTGATTCTTTAATTTCTGTTGCTATTGATAAGAAGCATAAAAAGATATATCTTAAAGAAGAAGTTTATCGTAATGGTTTAAAATCACACGAACTAGCTGCAATCATTTTAGATAAAGTAGATAATACACTTTGTATTGCTGATAGTAGCGAACCAAGACTTATTGCAGACCTTAGACATTTAGGGGTTAATATTAAGCCAGTTAAAAAAGGAACTATTGAAAGTGGAATAACTAGGATGCAAGATTATCATTTGGTAGTAACTCCTGAATCAACTAACATAGCTAAAGAGCTGAATAATTATGCCTATCAGGACAAGGGGTCGAAATTATATATTGACAATTGGAATCATTCAATAGACGCAATTAGATACAACGTCATTTATCACTTAGACAATCCTAATGCTGGCAAGTATTTTGTGCAATAAAAAAAGGGGAGAGAACAAAAATCTCAACCCCTTTTTAAAACAAGAATAATGAAGAACGGTGCAATAATACGCATTTTAAACTAAATAATGGACTTTTCTATTATATTAATATAAACACTATGAAAGTAAAAATTAAAAAAGAAGGTTTAAAGAAAAAAACTTACAATCTAATTAACTCTTGGTCAGATGTAACGCTGGAAAAATGGCTAGAAGTAATTGACCTAGAAACAGGAAGTAAAACAGAAGAAGCAGAAGAAACAATAGCAGCATTTTCTGATATGCCAAAGAAGTTAATAAAGGAATTGCCATTAAAAGATGTAGCTATTATAATGAGTAAGATAGCAGAGCTACAAGGTGAGCAAGAAACAGTATTAAAAAAGACATTTGAAATAGAAGGGGTTGAATACGGAATGCACCCTAATTTGGATGATTTGACATTAGGGGAGTATGCCGATTTGGAGACCTTTATAAAGAATGGTCTTGAAAATAATATGCCTGAAGTAATGGCTGTTCTATTTAGGAAAGTTACAGAGCGTAATGGGGAAGCATACACAATAGAAGCCTATGATGGTGAGATAGCCTTAAGGGCAGAAGAAATGAAGAAGATGTCAGCAGGACAAGTGCAGTCAGCTCTTTTTTTTTTATCAAATTTAGGGAAGGAATTATTGAAGATTTTGCCGTCATATTTGATGGAACAGATGGAGAAGAAACAGGAACAACTAAAGATGGAGGCTTTGCCGCAAGGTGGGGATGGTTCGGCGTGATGCACAGATTGTGCAACCAAAATATAGTAAACTTAGATGCAGTCTCAAGACTAAATCTTTTAGAGTGCTTAACTTGGCTAAGTTATGAAACAGATTTAAACGAAAGTAAACAAGTACAAATCAATGATAAATAATAAAACCTTTAATAATTGTATTGATACCCTCAAAAGTTTGGGCGAAATGCACGAGCAAATCAAGACTACAACAACTGGAGATATTTGGAAAATTGATATGGATAATCAAACTCTTTTTCCTTTGTTTCATATCAACCCTGTAAGTGTATCAACTGGACAATCAGAATTAATTTATAATTTTCAGCTATTCGTTATGGATGCTGTAACTGAAAAAAAGAATTGGACAGAAGAAGATTTACAATCAGCAAACTATCTCAGTAATGAGCAAGAGGTTGCTTCTAGTTGTTTACAGGTTTGTATTGATATTATAAGTATGATGAGGCACAGTCAATGGCAGGGAGCTGGGGAACTAGATATTGATGACCCTGTTTATTTTACAGAAGGAGAATATACTTTAGAGCCGTTCCAAGAAAGATTTGACAACTTACTGACAGGGTGGGTGTTCTCAATAGGAATCTTAGTTCAGAATGATTTTCAAGCCTGCATAATACCTGTACTTAACAATCCAATAGGGAAGTAATGTGGAAATTTAAAATAGGAAAATATAAAATAGAAATAGGCTTTTTTAAAATAACAATAAAAATATAAAACATGGCAACGCTAACAACAACAGTAATCGAATCAGTAACCTTAAATGGTGCACTGAGGGGAAACACCAACTCAGTAGCAACAACAGGAATTAATAATGTATTTGAAAGAATAGTAACTTGTGCGCATTCACAAACTACAACAGTAGCAGTATTTGCTGCAAGTCCTCATACTTCAGCAGGGGCAATAGATGTAGAAAATGTGCGCTATATTAGAGTGACTAACTTAGGGGCAGATAGTGCTTTAGTTTTAGCAGTAGTAACTACTAACACTAACTATCAAGTAAGACTTACTCCAGGAACATCTCATATCATACCAAGAGGTGAAGCTGAAGTAATTGGTGAAACAGATACAACTCCTGCATTCAGTACTTTAGAAAATATCACTTCTTTACAGGTAAGACCTGAAGGAGCAACTTATAGTCCAGAAGTATCAGTATTTGTTGGTGCAGAGTAATGGAAACTAAGAACATAGAAGCATACTTAAATGCTTTTGGTAAGCAAGTAGTCAATAGAGCTAAAGGAAATTTAGGAAAGGCTAAAGGGGGAAAGACCGCACTAGCAAATTCTATTAAGTTTGAAGTCAAGCCTGATGGTAATGGGTTTGTTGTTAAATTCTATATGGCAGACTATGGAGCGTTCTTAGACAAAGGTGTTTCGGGAAATAAAAAGAAGCAATCTTATAAAAACTATAAGAACCAAACAGAATCAAGTCCTTACAGTTATACAACAAAACAACCACCACCAGGAATATTAGCTAAATGGATTAAGAAGAAGGGAATAAAAGGTAGAGATAAAAAGAGTGGCAGATTTATAAGCAACTTATCTTTAGCATTCATAATAGGTAGGTCAATTAAAAGAGATGGGATTAAAAGCCTTAGCTTCTTTCAGAAACCTTTAGGACTTGGAATGAAAGAATTTGGAAAAGATTTATTAGGAGCAATAACAGAAGATATAATAGACAGCATATCACAAACAAAAGTAAATTAATAAAATAAAAAATGGCATTACAAATAATACAAAAACCTCTATTTGGTGACGCATCCAACAAAGGACTCCCAGTAGGACAGCAACTAATTTTTTCGGTGCTAGATGCCACTACAGTAGCAACATATTTTAATGTCAAATATAGGGCGCAGGTTTATGTATATAATCAAACACCTACTTCTGCCGATTCGATTGGGATTTTTGAAACAACACCAAATAATGCTGGAGCAGGTATATGGGATTTTAGACCAGTCTTAGAAACTTTTGTAAGTGCTGACAATCTTGCTGTTTCATCTCCAACATCAGCTTCGCTTACAAGATATAAAACAGCAGAAGTGCCCAATACGCCAATGCACCTAATAGATAAATATTCTTTAAATGCTAATAGTGCTAAAAGGCTAACTATTTCGTTTAGCGTATATGGTAGTATCACAGCAACTGACCCAATTATTCAAGTAGGGTCTAATGTAGGATCAAGCCAATTCACTATGTTTAATGGAGTTCTACAATATGATGATGTCTTAACACTCGACAATAAAAATTATGGGTATGACTTACAAGAAGCAAAATTATATACAGCAAAAGCTACTGGGAAATTCTTATCCAATGCACCAACTACACAATATGCAAATGTAGATGATTATGGAGCTTTTGCATTCCTAAATTTTATGCCAATAGCAAATGATTCTTATGCAATAGAAGAAATAGAGTTTAAGCTTTACCAAAAAGATGGTACACAATATCCTGGTGTTGGTGCAGGAGAAATTATTACGTCTCCGATTAATACTCTTACAAAATCAGCGTACGAACTTATGTATGCAGGGGTGTTTCCTGGAAATCTAAGGGGGTGGTCATCTACATTTAGGGCTTTTATTCTTGCCCATCCTGACGGATATTACACAATAAAATCTACCAACTTCGGTGGTACTATTAGTTCATCAACTTACACTATCAATCTTAACTGTCCTACAAATCTAGGGTACACACCAATAAGACTTACTTGGCTTAATCAATGGGGAGTTTGGGATTATTATACTTTTACACAAAAATCGACTAAATCAATATCTACAAAGAGAGCACCATACAATCAAATAAGTGGAACTTGGAATGAGGAGACTTTAGGTATAAGTGGCTATCAAGGAGGAAGGAAAAATTTTAGAGTAAATACATCTGAAAAAATTAAAATGAATACAGCTTATGTAACTGAAGAAGAAGGACTTTGGTTTGAAGAACTCATTAACAGTCCTGAAGTTTATATCCTAAATGGATATGAAACAGAGACACCACCTTACGACACGATAACAAATAAGTATGTAGAGCCAGTTACTTTAACTACTTCAAGCTATACTAGAAAGACAAGGGCAAACGATAAACTTATGCAATATACAATAGAAGTTGAAAAGAGTAAGAATAGAAGAACACAATCTGTATAATGAGTACGCAATTAATAGTATATCCGCAGACTTATGAAGGAACGCATGATTCAACTTGGACTGCCACCACTAACCAGTTTTTAATTGATGGCATTAATTTTTCAACTATAAATTCGTCTCCGTCTTATGATTCTACATCTCCAACAGCAACTCAGGTTATTACAAATTACCCACCAACAGCAGGTAGTTGGTACAGGTGGAGATACCATGATGGCGCAAGTTTACCAACCCTACCAAACCAGACTTCAAATAATTTAAATATATACGGTCATTTTGATGGGTTTAGCGATTACACGCTAGCTGGTGTTTATCAAAGACTTTCCAATTTAATAATAGGAGCAGTATATGATGTAACAATCGATTATGTTGAGAGAACAGGTGGAAGTTCATCTCTTATTACTATGAGGCTTATTGATGATTCCAGCTCACCTTCAACGATTGCTTCAGAATCAGCACAAACAGGTAGTGGAACTACAGCAACATTCTCCTTCACAGCTACGCAAACAGATAATATATTTTTCCTTGCAGTACATTATGATCTGCCCGATACTACACCTAATACGGTTGAAGTAATAACAAATCTATCAATAGTAAATCAAGCATCTGGAACTACTGGAGTTTATACCGAATTGAATGATGGACAAGTGATTTGCGACTTATATGAAGAAGAAGATATACCATTGACATTGAGTATTGATGATTTTAAAAATGCAGCAGAACAAGTTAAGTCCTATTCAAAAGACTTTAATTTGCCAGCGACAAAAAGAAACAATCGGATATTCAATAATATGTTTGAGGTTACAAGAGCTGATGACGGATTGGTATTTAATCCTTATGTAAAAACTAGATGTGTTTTAAAGCAAGATGGCTTTATTTTATTTGAAGGATGGTTAAGAATGATAAATGTTAAAGATGACGAAGGAGAAATAAGCTACAATGTAAATTTGTATTCTGAGGTTATAGCTTTTGCTGACACTTTAAAAGAGCTTATTTTTGCAGACTTAGATTTTACAGAATTGGATCACGTTTACAATAAAACACAAATTAAAAATACTTGGACAGGAGCGCCTACTTATCTGAACCCAAACACTTCAGGATTCAGAACTACAGAAACGCTTAAATATCCTTTTATAGATTGGACTGGAAATATAGGTATAACTACAAACACATCAACGACTTCAGGCCCAACACCAGGACACCCTCAACTAACTTCTTTACAGCAAGCGTTTAGACCTTGTATTCAATTAAAATATTTAATAAATAAAATATTTGCGAATACAAGTTTTTACTGGAGTTCTAGCTTCTTTGACAGTGCAGACTTTGAAAAGTTATATATGGACTTTAATTGGGGTTCAGCTTTAGCACCAAATAGCAATATGGGTGAGGGTTTTGGTGAAAATGACAACACCACAGGAGTAACAGCAGGATTGACTCCAACTAAATTACCTTTTGATATTGAATCATTTACTAATGCTTCTGAACTAGGATTTGATGTAACTACGTCAAGGTTTACAGCTTCTTTTGATAATCAAATTTATAATATAAGTGGAGTTTTCAAATTTAGTTATTCAGGGTGGACTTCTGGACAACTTGGTGTTTTAGGGTGGGAAAAGTTTGATAATTTAGGAGTAGCGACAGGTTATTTTCCGATTAATAACCAACTATTTTCAAACCAAACTTCTTTTGGAAATATAGCTAGTAGTTTTAATGGAACAGTTGTATTGAATACAGGAGAAAGTTTAAGACCTTCATTTTATAAACTTGATGCAGGGGTTACATTAACTCAATTAACAACTCAACAATTATCAGCATTTGCATCTAATGGAGCTACGGTTATAACAGGAACATCAGACATAACTAGCGAAATTTTATTAGAAAATCTAAGAGGAGAATTAGGGCAATGGGATTTTTTAAAAGGAATTATGACTATGTTTAATTTAGTCAGTATGGTAGATGAGGACGATCCAAGTAATATTTTGATAGAACCTTATGCAGATGTATTTATAAAAAATACAACAGGTACTAATTTAGCTTCAAGAAGTATTCAGCATGACTGGACTACTAAGGTAGATATTTCTCAAATGGAATTAATGCCTTTAACAGATTTGAACAGAAAGACAACTTTTAAATTTGTTGAAGATAATGATGACTATGCTTTTAATGTTTATAAAAATTCTACAAGTGGACATCTGTACGGAAGCAAAGTATTTACGGCTGTAACATCAGCACAAGGCCTTCCTACTCTGTTGGTGGGAGAAAAAGAAATAATACCAGAGCCATTTGCGGCTACTGTGTCAAGACCTCTATTTAACCAATTTTCTACTTTTGTAACTCCTTCAATCTATGCTATGACTGATGATGGAACTGGAGAAGGGTTTGACAACTCACCAAGAATATTTTATGACAATGGGCAAAAAAGTACAGGTGCTTCTTATTATATACCTGCACAGAATGACTTAGTTAGTGAGAATCAGCCTAACTTTTTACAATTTAGTCATTTATCTACAGTCCCTAGTATATCAACTACTACTAGGGATTTTGTATTTCAAAGTGAACAACTATTTCCAGGAGTAGGAAACGCACCAACAGACAATTTATATTCTACATATTGGCAACCTTATTTTAATGAACTATATAATCCAGACACTAGAATCATGACTCTAAAGGTAAACCTTACTCCTGCAGACATTAATACATTCAAATTTAACGACACCATATTCATCAAGAACAGAATATTTAGATGTAACAAAATAGAATACAAACCCAACAGCTTAGCAACAGTTGAATTTATACTTTTACCATAATGGATTTTTTAACAGGATATACTTTAAAACCCTACGAAATTAACACTCTAGGTCAGGTGCTTTTTACTGATGGCACTACTAATGGCTTAATGGCTAATCAAGTTACCTGTGAAGCCTATGGGTACACTTATGATAAGTCTACTGGAACTTGTAGATCTTTTAGATTCAATACAAACTTAAATAGAAACATAGCTAATATAAACAATAAGAATAACGGTACTGGAAACACTACTGAATTAGGTTCTAATACTATTCAGATAAATGGAGCTAACAATACTACTAGAGGTTTTAATAATAACTGTTTTATTAATGGTAGTCTTAATGAAATAGCAAATGGTGTTAATAATGCTTCTGTCTTAGGTGGAACTTATGGAAAGGCTATTAGGAATAGTGAAATCGTTATTGGTGGTGGTGTGTTATCAGGTGTAAGTCAAACATCTACTCTACAGCTTGGTGGAACTACAACAGATGCAACAGCTACTAAACTGACTATCCAATCTGATGGAAGTTCTTTTGTAGAGGTGCAAAACAATTCTATATTTGGATTTGAAATTAAAGTAATAGCATTATGCTCAGGGGGAACATCAGGAGTGGCAGGAGATTATGTTTCTTTAGAATTGAAAGGAGCAATACAAGTAGATGATGGGTACAATTTAGTTATTTCGCAAAGCTCTACTACAATAGCAAGTATAGGAGCAACAGGTACAGCACAGGTAATAGCAGCAGGAATAGATCCTTATATAACAATAGAAGTAACTGGTGCTGCAAATAGAAATTTAGAGTGGCTTGCAAGCATACAAATAACAGAAAAGAAATTAAGAACAGGAACTTTTTAAAATAAAGATTATGGCAAAGACGGAGACATTAAATTTAGAAGTCAAATCAAACATAAAATCAGTAACCAAAGATACTGATAAAATGGCAGACAGCCTTGATGATGTAAACAAGGAAGCAAAAGAAAGTATTGGTAACTTTACTTTGATGGGAGTTTCCTTGAATGGTGTTAAGTCTGCTTTCGGTAAAGTTATACCAATGGCAAAAGCTATGTTCGGTAGTCTCAAGGCAGGGCTTATATCAACAGGTATCGGTGCATTTATAGTAGCTATTGGTTCGTTAGTGACTTGGTTTACAAGAACTAAAAAAGGAGCAGAAGTATTAGAAACAGCATTCAAGACAGTAGGCTCAGCTATTAGTGTAGTGTTAGATAGGATAGGGGGGCTTGGAGAAGCTATTACTTTATTCTTTCAAGGAAAATGGGCAGAAGCAGCAGCAGCAGCAAAAGCAGCTATTAGTGGTATTGCTGCTGAAATTGTAGAAGAAACAGCAGCAATGATAGCTTTAACACAAGCAAGTCAAAAATTAGCAGATGCACAAAGAGAATTAAATGTAGAAACAGCGCAAGCAGTAGCAGATATTGAAAAGTTGAAATTAGCTGCTGAAGATATTACAAAAAGTTATGTAGAAAGAGAGAAAGCGGCAGTATCAGCGTTTGCAAAAGAAACTGAATTAGAAAATAAAAGAATTAAATTAGCAGAAGAAGCTGTAGCACTAGAAGTCGAAAGACATAAAATGTTGGGACCAGATGGAGTTATGGCTGCAGATTTAGATGCTTTAGCTGAACTGGAAATCAACTTAGCAAATATAAGACAAGAAAGTGCAGGGAGACAGATTAGCTTACAGAACTTTTTAAATGGACTTAGAGAAACGGAGAAGGCTGAGATACAAGCAGATAAAGATGCAAAACAAGCTTCTGATGATGCAGAATGGGATGCAATGATTGCTAGAAATGATAAGTGGAATGAAGAAAAGCAAAAACAAAGAGATAAAGACTTAGCAGGAGAAGAAGAACTAGCAGCTAACATAGAAGCAGTTAAAGAGAAAATGCTTGCCAATAGTATTGCCTTTCTTACTAGCAATTTAGAAGCTCAAGGAAATAGAATAGAAGCAGAATACAATAAAGAAATAGAATTAGCTGAAGCCAATGCAAAATCTACTGAAGATATTGAAGAAAAGTATGAAGGAAAAAGAGCGCAATTAGCAGAAAAACAAAAGAAACTAAAAATCGGTTTAGCTACTATTGACATGTTTCAATCTGTAATAGCTGCATATAATCAAGGAATGGGTGTTCCTCCACCAGCAGGATTAGTTATCGGACCTGCTTCAGCAGCATTAGCTCTAGCGGCAGGAATGGCTAATATCAACTCTATTATGCAAACAGATGTTGGTGGTGGTGGTGGTGGTGGTGTTGGTGGTATTGGAGGTGTTGGTGCAGTAGCGACCCCTCCTGCACCTCAAATGATGTCAGGGTCTTTTGACTTAACAGGTGGTCAAGCTGTAGAACCAACTAGGGCTTACGTTGTTAGTGATGACATCACGTCAAGTCAAAATGGTTTAGAAATTATAAGACGTAGAGCTACAATCTAAAAATCAAATAAAACTTAAACTAATCTCTTATATTATATACCAAAGACTATTATTATGCCGTGTAAAGAATGTTCTGAAGGAAACTATAAATGGGGAGAAACAGGAGAGTGTGAATATGCTACTCTACAAGATTGTGAAGATGCAAACGCCTCTTATGAAGAAATGAAGACCACTTCTATTGTTGAATTGGTAATCGATGAAGACTCACAAGAGCTGGCAATAGATGCTATTAGTTTAGTGTCTGCTCCAGCAATCGAACAGGACTTTGTTTTCTTTGGTAAAGAGAAAAACAACTTGACCTTTGCTAAAGTAGATGAGGACAAAAGAATGTTAATCTCGCCAGCCCTTATCCCCGATAAGCAAATATTCAGGCATAATCCCAATACGCAAGAAGATTATTATGTTTATTTTTCAAAATCGACAGTTCGTAAAGCAAGTGAACTTTATTTAAAAAACAACAATCACCATAAAGCAACTGAGGAGCATTCAGAAAGAGTATCAGGAGTTTTAACTGTAGAGTCTTGGATAATTGACGACCCTAAAATGGATAAGAGTACGCTGTACGGATTCTCACTTCCTAAAGGAACTTGGATGGTTGCTATGCGTATCGACAATGAAGATCTCTGGAATAAGATTAAAGGCGGTTCATTAAAGGGACTTTCAATCGAAGGCTACTTTGCCGATAAGATGGAAAAGATGTCAGATGCAACTCCAACAGACCAAGAAATATTAGAAGCATTAAATGAGATAATAAATGAAAATCAAATAAAGAACAGTTAGTTCTCTTATATTATACACACTCACTATAAAAAATTTAACAATGGATTTAAAAAAGCAAATATTAGTAGCACTTGGTCTTGATAAAGGCGAAGAAATTTCTCTCGCTTGGCAGTCAAAACTAGAAGATGGTACTATCGTTGTATCTACAGCAGAAACTTTAGAAGCAGGCGTGGACGCAAGCGTTCTTACAGAGGACGGAACGACAATACCTTTACCGATTGGAACGTACAAGACTGAGGACGGATTAACTTTCAGAATTGAAGAAGAAGGAGTAGTTGCTGAGGTAATGGAAAGCGAAACGGAAGAAAAAGAAGAAGCATCTGAAGAAGTTGAAGCTACTGAAGAATTAGCTGTAGTTGAAGACTGGGAAGGAATGGAAAAGCGTATTCAGAACTTAGAGGACGCTGTCGCTGATCTTAAAAGGTCTAAAGAAGGTGGTGATGATGATGTTGAAGAAATGACTGAAGAAGCTCCTACTACAAACCCTAAGTCTATCAAGACTACAGAAGTAAAAGAATTTTCAGTTGAAGAATTAAAAGCAGAAAATGAAAAACTTAAAACGGAATTAGCAGAATCACCTGCTGAAGCTCCTTTAAATACAAACAAATTTAGCTCAGAAAGACCTATTCCTACACCACAAGATTTCAGAAGAATGACTAAGCAGGAAAAGTTCTTATACGAACTATACAAATAAAATAATAATTTAAAAAACAAAAAAAATGGCGTTTACTACGACTTCAAACTTTGCAGGGAAAGCCGCTGGATTTTACATCAGCGCTGCATTAAAAGCTTCAAACTCGTTAGATTACTTAACTATGATAGAAAATATCAAATATAAATCTAACATACAGGCAATGAATAATACTGTCTCAGCAGTTGCAGACGCAACGTGCGACTTTACAGGAGCAGGAACACTTGCTTTAACCGAAAAGGTATTAGAACCGAAGAACCTACAAATTAACCTTGACCTTTGCAAGTCTACATTACTTGACTCATGGGAAGCGTTACAAATGAGAGCAGGTGCAGGCGCACCACCTCCAGCATCTTTTGATGACTATGTAATTTCTTATATGGGTGAGATTATAGCACAAGCAACTGAAGATTCTATTTGGACAGGAACTAATGTTGCAGGTGAATTCAATGGCTTCTTAGGAGCTGTAACAGGTTTACTTTTACCAGCAGTTGATGCAACAGTAGTACAAGATGCAGCAGCAGGGGCTTATACAGCAGCAACAATTATTGGAGAGCTTCAAGGAGCAGTAGCATCTATACCTACAACTACTTTAGGTAAAGAGGACTTACATATTTATATGAGTCAAAGAACTTACCAATACTATATTTCAGCAGTATCTACTTTAGGATATGTTAATGCTTACAATATGAATGGAGACTACGTACCAATGTTTGAAGGCTATAAAATTGCACCTTGCAACGGAATGGCAGAAAATGAATTAGTAATAGCTCAAAAATCAAACTTATTTTTCGGAACCGATTTAATTTCGGACGCTACTCGTATTACTTTGATGGATATGGCTGCTCTCGATGGGTCGGATAATATGCGTTTAGTCGCTAGATACTCAGCAGGTGTTCAAACTGGAACTGGAGCTGATATTGTAAGACAATCATAATAACACAAAGAAGGGAGTGTAAAAGCTCCCTACTTTTTAACTTTTTAAAAAT